TAGTTCGTTTTTATTCATCTGTAAACTCCTTTGTTAAGATATCAAGCATTTCATCATCAAGAGCATATAAAAGAGCATAAAGTCTTTGTCTACCTATATTTGGGTAGCCTCCTCGCCAGTTTCTTAGCGTTGATACATCCACTCCGAATGTATCAGCTATTGCCCTTATCTTTATATCTTTGTTTGTTTTACCACCTGTTCTTGAAGATACGCCTACTTTTACTTCTTTTGTTTCTTGTATTTTTGACCTTATAAGCTCTCTGAGTTGATTATGGTTTTTGCTTATCAGTTTCATGATATACACCCATTCTTTATATCATCTATCATCTGCTCAGAAATATCAAAAGCACCACATAGGTCGTTATCTTCAACTTCAAAACTCTGAAACATTTTTAACATGTATGGTCGTCCGCTTTGGATGTTTATGTTTCGGCTATGGTTGTTTAGGGGATTCGTGCATCTAAGAGACGCATCAAAATCTAAATCACTTCCATCTTCAAGTTCGGGAATTATCGCCCATTTGCATAATTCACATCTTTTGTTTTTTTTCATCCTGTCCATCCTTTTTGTTTTTATACCCTAATTATATACTAAACTAAAAACTATTTCCTTGACCGATATCAATTTCTCGAAACTTTTGCAACTTTTGTTTTTTACAAAGGTTTTACAAGAGTTTTGACAAAAGTATAAGTCCCATGGGTAGGGGAGAATAGAAATTAATGTAATTATTGTATATTATATATTATATATTATATATTATATATTCTATTTTCTTCTCTATCCCCCTACTATAGGGGTTATTCTATATTTTTTTTGTATTTTTTATATTGATTAAAATATATATTATAAAGGGAGGTAGCAACAAAAGTTACAATAGTTTCGAAAAAGCCCTATTTTACGGGGTTATACCCTTGTAAATCGGTTTGCAAAACTTTTGCAAAAGAAAAAAACGACAAAGGTTTCTCTATTTTCTTAAGATTATTCTTATTATTTTTGTTATATAATTTTATTATACATTAAAATAAAGGATGAAAAAATGAGTAACCCATTTGAAGACCCAAAAAAACTTTATAGCCCTACTGAAAAAATCAGAGAAATTCTAAAAGATAAAAAAGCAGGCGATTCTTTTAAAGTTTATGTACCTGAATATGATACAAGAATAGTAAGAGCTATAATAAGCAATATATGCAGAGCAAACGGTATAGAATATAAAACGCTAACAAATGAGAACGGCGAACTCTATATGAAAATTATGTAAAGCTAAAATTATGTTTTATAGAGAATTTAACGAAAACGGTTATCCCGTTTTTGGATTGCACGGCGTTACAAGAGACGGTTTTTGTGAATGCCTAAATCCTAAGTGCGAAGCATTATATAAACATCCAAAGACCTCCGCGTGGCAACACACTCCTGTTTGGGAAGAGGATCAACTCGAAGTTATGGAGCTTACCGATTCTTTTAAGACCGGTTACGGCGTTCTATGCAAAGGCTTATTAGTTGTAGATGTGGACGCTCGTAATGGTGGCTTAGACTCTTATAATAAGCTTATACAAGATTGTCCTGAAATTCTAGAAGCGGGTATGATTGTAGAAACTGGAAGTGGAGGCGGATCTAAACATCTGTTTTTTAAAATAGATAAAGATTTAAAACTGCAACAACATTTAAAAAAATACCCCGGAATAGATTTTAAAAGCAGCGGTTTTGTAGTAGGCGCAGGCAGCAAACATAAAAGCGGAAATCTATACAAATGCGTTTTTGGTTCGCCTGATGAAATAGAATATGCTCCCAAAGAGATTTTAAGCCTACTAGAAGCCAAAGAAACACAAAAGCATACCTCAACATACAATGGCGAATCTTTAGAGCTCACAGAGGCTCAATTTGAAGATATTTTGGATTTTATTCCAAACGATGCTTCTTTAGAATATGATGAGTGGATTATGGTTGGTATGGCAATACACGAAGCAACTCAGAGCGGAGGCTATGATTTATGGGTTAAGTGGAGTGAAAAAAGTCCTAAACATGACGACAGCCAAATGCTTATGAAGTGGAAGAGCTTTGGCAAAAATCCAAATCGCTACACAGTCGGGACCCTCATACATCTTGCAAAAGAAAATGGCTATGAATTTAAGCACGATGTAGATATGCAAGAGCTTGATAGCAACATAGATTGGAGCAAAAAGCCTGAGCCAAAAACTGTAGAATTTGATCCTCTTAATCCTCCATTTCTTGCAGGTGATATTGCAAAATGGATTAATAGCAATAGCTTTTATCCTAGAGAGCGTTTGGCGGTTGCAAGTGCTCTTATGGCTATAAGCAGTGCATGTGGCCTTAGATATCGAGGCTATAACGATACGACTGCAAATATGTTTATGTTTTGTGTAGCCGGCTCTGGTACGGGTAAAGAATCTATTATGCAAAGCTACACGAAGCTTCTTAAAGAAATAGGTATAAGTCAAGCGATGCACGGGGGAATTATTTCCGAGCAGGAGCTTACGAGAAATATAGTGGACCATCAAGCAAGTTTTTATACAATAGATGAGTTCGGAGAGATATTGTCTAAAATACAAAATGCAAGAAAAAAGGGAACAGGTAACAGCCACCTGGAGGGAATAGTTGGCTCTCTTATGTCTATATTTTCTAAAGCTAACGGTATCTATCTTGTACCTCAGACACATAAAAAAGCATTTCGTGAAAACTTAATAAAAGAAGTAAGTAAAATAAAAATGCGTATAGATGAAAATGAGCAATTGCCAACCGATGAAGCAGAACTTGAAAGATTAGGTAAGCGTCTTGAAGAGCTTGAAACTGGAATATTAAATCCTTATATAAACATCCTTGGTTTTAGTACTCCGGAGCGTTTTTCTACGCTTTTAGATGAAGATATGGCAGACAATGGATTCTTTGGGCGTGCTTTAATAGTACGGGAAATGGACGACAATCCGCGTAAAAATGCTAATTTTGGAACGGCGAACGAAAGTGACTATAAAGTAATAACAAACAGATTATTTAATCTTTATGCAGGCGGAACGACACCAGTGGGCAGAGTGGAGCAGTTGGGAAATATAATAAATATTCCTTGCAACGAAAAGGTAACTGCCCTGCTTGATCAAATAAGTGAAGAGTTTTGGAACATAGGAGAGGAGCAGAGAGAAAATCAAGGCTTTTTGGCTTATGTTAGAAGATGTGCAGAGCTTGTTAATAAATTATCTTTGGTTTTGAGTGTGAGCGAGGGTGAACTAAAAGAAGAGGCGGTTATGTGGGCATATCACTTTGTTAAACAAAATTTATATGACAAAACAGTTATGACTAAAGCAAATGTACAAACAGGAGCAGCCGATAAGCTTATAAACAAAATATTAAGCAAACTCGATAAAGATGCGGGAGTTTCTATCGGTGTGCTAAAAGGTAAGCTTAGAAGTTTCAAGCCTGAAGATATTGAGAGCGCGATTAAGTATCTCGTTGAGAAAAAAATAATCTTAGGAAAAGAAGAACAAGCAGCAAGAGGACCGATTACTATTAAATATTATAAAATATAGTAATTTAATAATTTTATAAGCTTTATAATATTATAATACTGTATCTAAAGAGATTAAAGCCTTTAGAAATAACAATGTTAATCCCGCCGAAACAAGGCGCGGGAGTTTCGAAAAAAGGATTGAATTATGAGTATCTTAGAAACCATTTCTAAGCCAAATGATAGACCGGTAATAGCTACTATTACGGGTGACGCGGGAATGGGAAAAACTAGCCTTGCAGCAACTTTTCCAAGGCCTATTGTAGTAAGATCTGAGGATGGATTACAATCTATTCCTATTGATACAAGACCGGACGCTTTTCCCGTAATTAAAAAAGTAAATGACCTATGGGAACAACTAAATGCGTTAATTAACGAAACGCATGAATATAAAACCGTGATTATAGACAGCGTAACAGCGTTAGAGCGTCTTTTTATACAGCATGTTGTAGAGAGCGACCCTAAACAGCCAAAGAGCATAAATCAAGCTTTAGGCGGATACGGCGCAGGACTACAGGCGGTAGCAGGCATGCACGCAAGAGTTAGAAAAGCAGCCGGCTTTTTAGTGGAAAAAGGCATGAACGTTGTTTTTATAGCACATGCAGACACAGAAACAATTGAATTGCCTGACACTGACCCTTATACTAAGTATAGTTTACGTTTAGGAAAAAAAAGCGTAGCTCCATACACAGATGACGTTGATTTAGTTGGCTTTTTAAAGTTGGAAACTTTTACTACCGGCGACGGAGAGCGCAAAAAAGCGTTAAGTGATGGAACTCGTATACTTGTAACATACGCTACTGCTGCAAACGTATCTAAAAATAGATATAGCATAGAAGAGGATTTAGTTGTTAAAAAAGGTGAAAATCCTTTAGTTAATTTTATATCAAGTTTAAAAACACAAACACAAAAAAAGGATAAATAATGAGTACATTTTGGCTAGAAACTAACACAGAAGAAGAGAATATCGGCAATTTTGCTATGACTGTAGAGATGGAGCCTATTCCCTCTAAAACACTATGCTTAGCTTTTATAGAAGAGGCGAAGTGGGACAGCTATGAAGAAGAAGAGTATATATCTTTGAGATGGAAAGTATTACAACCGAGTGATTATAAAAACAGAGTAATTTTCCAAAAAATTAAAGTTTATGATAAAGACAGCAAAAAGTCCGAAAAGGCTAAAAAAATGCTTATGGCTATTGATTTTAATGCAAAGGGCGGCCTTGCAAAGAGCGGTAAAGTTCCTACAACTGAAATATTACAAGGCAAATTATGTAATAAACCTATGAACATTATGGTAATGATGTGGGCCATGGAAGATCAAATTACGGGCGAAACTCGCAAAGGAAACTGGATTAGTGCAGTCTCTCCAAAGGGCGATAATGTACCTGAAAGAGTTGTTAAGGTAGAGAGAACAGAAGTGCCGATGATGGATGAAGATGACGACGACGCGGAGCTAATGTTTTAGCCATGGTGGCAACACAAAGAAGCCCTGAATGGTTTAAGCAGAGGAAGGGGCGAATAACCGCCTCCGCTGTCGGTGCGATAATGGGATTAGCACCATACCAAAAACGTAAAGATGTTATGCGCCGCATGGTTAGAGAATACCACGGGCTTGAATCTGAGTTTAAAGGCAACTCTGCTACAGAGTGGGGAACTTTTAATGAAGATGGAGCGCTGGTAGAATTTGAAATGGAGTTAAATTTATCAGTAATCCCTGCTCCGTTTGTAGTATCAAATAAGCACGATTGGCTCGGGGCGAGCCCAGACGGGTATACGTCAGATGGCTGCATTATAGAAATAAAATGTCCTTACGGTTTACGTGATGGAGAGGGCGAATTTAAAAGCATAAACGATCAAGAGCATTACTATGCGCAAATACAATTGCAACTTTTATGCACAGATAAAGAAAAATGCTATTTCTTTCAATGGTGTCCGAGCGGCACAAAACTGGAAATAGTAGAACGCAGTAGCGAGTATATAGCAAGGATGGTTAGAGAATGCGCTACTTTTTACGAAGAGTATTTAATCGAGCGAGAACTGCCAAATGCTAAAAAGTATCTTGATATCGAAGTGGATGCTGAGCTTGAAGAGATGATGAACGAATATATATCTCTAAAAGAACAAAAAGCAGAAATAGAAACTAAACAAAAAGAGATTTTAAGCGGAATGGTAGCACTCACTGATGAAATAGGCGGTGAAATCGCAGGACATAAACTTTATAAAGTAGAGCGTAGCGGCTCAATTTCTTATGCAAAAGTAGTTAATGATTTACTGCCAGATGCTGATTTAGAACCATACCGTGGTAATCCATCGGTGTCGTGGGCGGTTAAGTAGTTATGCAATTAAGACCATACCAACAAGAGTGTGTAGATACTTGCATAAAACACATTATGCAAAGCACGCTCCCGATTGTTGCAGAGCTTGCAACTGGGGCGGGCAAATCTATTATTGTGGCGGAAATTGCAAGACAAATACATAGCTTAAGCAGAGGAAAACATATCCTCTGTTTAGCGCCGAGTGCCGAGCTTGTACACCAAAACAGAAGCAAATATTTAGCAACCGGTAATCCTGCTTCTCTTTTTAGTGCAAGTGCGGGTGGCAAGTGTTTAAAGCATCCAGTTGTTTTTGGAACGCCACAAACTGTAGTGAATGCACTCGAACGTTTCGGTGATAAATTTGCAATGGTCATTATAGATGAGGCGCACGGACTTACAAAAAGCGTTAAAAAAATTATAGATACTTTTAGAGAAAAATATCCAAAGCTTAGAGTTTTGGGTTTGACTGCTACTCCTTACAGATTGGGGAGCGGATATATCTATGAAACAGATACAAATGATAAACAGATGGACCCTGAACTTGCAAGAGAGCCATATTTTCATAAGCTCGTTTACAAACTAACTGCACATGAACTTATAAAGATGGGTTTTTTAACACCTCCAACGATCGGTGAGCTGGGCGGAGAGCATTATGAGACAATGCACTTAGAGCCAAATAGGATGGGTAAATTTAATGCAAAAGAAGTAGATCAAGCGTTTGTAGGGCACGGACGAAAAACTGCTTATATTATAGCCGATGTTATTGAGAAGAGCAGAGATAGAAAAGGTGTTATGTTTTTTGCTGCTACAGTAGAGCACGCGCATGAAATCATGGCCTCTCTCCCGCAGCACTTAAGCGCTTTAGTAACAGGAGAGACTCCAAAAAAGGAACGAGAAAAAATACTAAAAAAGTTTAAAGCACAAAATATAAAATATCTTGTAAACGTCGCTGTCCTGACCACTGGTTTTGATGCCCCGCACGTGGATGTTATTGCACTGCTTAGAGCAACTGAAAGTGCAGGATTGTTGCAGCAAATAATAGGACGCGGGTTAAGACTAAGCGAAGATAAAAAAGATGTTTTACTTCTAGATTATGCACAAAATTTAGAGCGACACACCCCTGACGGAGATATTTTTAATCCAAAAATAACAGCAATAAAGGGCGGGTCAACCGCACCAATGGAGCAGATTTGCCCGACATGTGGACATACAAATATTTTTAATATGCGCAAAAATAAAGAGGGTTATAAAATAAACAAAGATGGCTATTTTACCGATTTGGCGGAAATAGCAATAAAAACAGAAGAGGGACATCCTCTCCCTGCGCATTATGGCAGAAGATGCACAGGATATGTCAAAAACAGTAAAGCAGTTGAAGATTGGGTTAGATGTTCGCATCGGTGGAGCATGAAAGTATGTGAGGCGTGCGGAGCTGAAAATGATATTGCTGCTAGAAAATGCACAAATTGTAAGGGCGAGCTGATAGACCCGAACACAAAACTGATTTTAGAATTTAAAGCCCTTAAAAAAGATCCGACGCGGATACAAATAGATGAAGTTATAGATGTAAGCTTTAGAAATACGTTAAGCCAAAGAGGGAACGAGTGCATAGTTGTAGATTTTGTAACGCCATATAGGAAGTTTAGAATTTGGTTACAAAGAAATCCTAAAAACTCAAGAGCGGCAGGTGATTTAAATATGTTTTTAAATGCAAAAGATAGTATAAAAACAGTAGAATATGTAAAAGAAACAAACGGATTTTATAGAATATTATCTTATAATAAAGAGGTACAACAATGCGAGATACAGAACACATACACCAAGTAAGCTTTGTAAATTGGTTTAGGAGTAATTATCCTGAGGCACTTATTTTTGCAATACCAAACGGAGAGCTTAGAGCTATAAGTGTAGCGAACAGATTAAAAGCTGAGGGCGTAGTTAGCGGTATACCTGATCTTTGTATATTATTAGAAGAAAAAACAATCTGGATTGAAATGAAAAAAGCGAAGGGCGGACGTGTATCCAAGGTGCAAAAAGAGATACATACTAAAATGCAAAGCCTAAAACATGAAGTTTATGTTTGCAATGGATTTGAGGAGGCTAAAGCATTAATGCTTAGTATCGCCTCCAAATAAACCCGCCAAAAAGAGCTTGTAGTTTTTGCAAGTCTCTTATGCTGTTTGATAAAATAACGCCCTTGTATCTACTTCTTAATTCCCATTTCATTATTTTTCCTTACAGCTCTTTTAGCTTTGTTTATGCTTGCTTCTAAAATAAAGCTAGATAAAGATACGCCTTGCTGTTCTGCTGCTTCTCTTATTAACTCTTTGTCCTCATCTTTGATTCTTATTTGAAGTAATTTATCTTTTACTTTCATTTTACACCTTTTTAAATAAACATAGGAATTATAACATTATTAGATTTGTTTGTCAATACATTTGTAATTAATAATACTTTAAGTTTTGCTCTGGTAAACTGCTCTTATCGGTTTGAAAAAACCAAGTTTATTAACTTACCAAAAATCCTTAAAGGTAGAGTTTGCAAGGCTTCTCTATAAAAAAGAAATGCAAAAGATTTACAAGAGCCGATCAATAATTAATCTTAGTATTAGTTATGCACATCTATTCACTGCAGAGTGCCGGTTCTTATAAGTTTTTGACTTAATTTAAAAAAAGGATGAAAAGATGGATATAGATGAAAAAGCAGCGATGCGAGAAGATATGTTAATGGATCAAAGGCACGAATGGATTATGAGAAACGATATAGAGTATTTTTGCGAGCACACGCTTGAAAACTTATATATCACGCCTGAAAAAACAAAGGGCTTGTTTTTATTTGATGTGGTGAACGAGATAAGAAAACATTGTGATAGATACGAGCAAGATTTTAATGAGTTTTTAGATTATTTAAAGGAGGTGTGAGATGAAATTACTAGATAAATTTGAAGAGTGGTGCGAAAAAATGGCTAAGAGGTGGTTTTGATGAAAACTGAAGAGAAATTCCTTGACTGCGATATAAGAGATTTGCCCGCTAGTTTTGTTGAGAAAGAGCTAAAGAGCAATAAGTACGACAGACTGATGATAGGCAAAGACAAAAACAGCTGTATAGTTGATGTTTATGACGTGCTAAAAGCTTTTGAGGTTACTAATCCAGCGATGCAACATTTAATCAAAAAAGCGTTATGCGTCGGAATTCGTGGACATAAGGATGCAAGTGAGGACTTGCAAGATATAATAGACTCTGCGATAAGAGCTAAAGAATTAGAAGAAAATTAAAATGAAAGTTTTACTTTTAACTCTGTTTACCTGTTCATCTCTATTTGGTTTAGAGAGAGAGTGGGCAGAGATGAACGATAGACAAAAAAACAATATTCTTATGGCTTATACAAAGTCTAAAGAATTTGATTTAGGTTATACAATGGCTGCGATTATGTGGCAGGAGAGTCTTGGAGGTAAATATAAAGTAAATCTTCAAGACCCTAGTTGTGGAGCGTTCCACAATAATATAAACACGATTATGGCGAGACATTCTATCGAGAATACATCTTTTAATAGAAATAGAATCTGCCAGATGCTTATAGATAATACCGATATGGCTCTAGCGGAAGCCATAACGGAAGTTCAGTACTGGTTGCAAGAGAGAAACGGCAGCTTTATTGAAGCATGGGCTTCTTATAATGGCGGCTGGAAGATGAATAAATCTTATGCGGAAAGTATAAGAAAAAAAATTGTATTTTTAAAAAAGATAATGAAGGATTAAAAGATGAAAAATGATTTTATTTTATACGCGTTAGTGGTTGCAAATGTTGCTTTAGTAGTGATACTTATTTTAGAGGGGATATCAAAATGAAGTTATTAAGAGTGTTTAAAGATGAAGACTTAAAGAGAAGCTCAAGACAAAATCTTGAGCTTAAGTTGGCTATGGTTGAAACAAGTGAGGATTTAACAAGAGAAGAGAAGGAGTTGAATATAAAAAAGATTCGCTTTTATATGAATGGGTGCGTGCATTATACGCCTAAAGAGATATCGGATGATATTGCAGCAGGTAGCGCTGATATAGATGATATTAATAAAAGTTGGCATTAAGTATGAACGATAGAAATACAGGAATAGCAGTAGTAGTAGGCTCGCAGATTTTAGGACTATTAAATATAATGCCTAGAGAAGAACAAGTAAAGGGTGCTTTTGTAAACTATACGCAATTTATGAGAGCTAAAATACATAAAGTTAAAAGCAAAAAAAGAGAAAAGTGGGCGCTTGTTTGCAAGAATTCTTTGATGAGTTTAATGGGAAAAGGATTCGATAAAGACATTACAATGTCTACTCTAGTTGAATCGCTTAGTTTTACTTTTGAGAAGGAACTTGTAGCGTTCTATGGGAAAGATTATTTCCCGCGCATGATGAGATTTTGCGACAAACATAGTCACGATTACACGTCTCAATTCGCCTCTGAAAGCTATAAAGTTGCTGACGCTTTGGCTGATGCTGTTCGTAAAGAGTTTTTTGATACTTTTAAAAAACAGGAGCAAATATGTTAAAGAATTACAAATATGAAATAATATACGGTACTGTTATTATAGTTACATATATAACAACATATTTAATAGTTAAATTTAGTTGAGAAAACAGATATGTTTAGTATGTATGACTTAAGAAAATATACCGAAAATGCAAAAACTTTGCATAATTATATAAGAACTAGAATGCAAGCAAAATATAAGCAAATGCAGATAAAAAGCGTTTTTAACGGTAAAGAAAAAACGAGTGTGCTGAAAGTTCCGCATTACGGTATAGATGATTGCATAAATGAGGCAAAAGAAGTTATACTTAAAAACAGAAACAAACGCGTAAACATAGCAATATGGACAGAAATAATAGATGTACTTGAAAGGATGAAAAATGAGCGAATTTGAAGAGGTATTTGGAGAAAATCCAATAGGTGATGAAATTCCTTTGGATGAACTAATAGTAACAATAAGAGATAAATTCCCGGAGATGATAAACCATTATATTCCAGTATCGAGTATGGCATCTTCTCCCGAGTGTGTGTTGTTCGCAATTTATAAACTGCTAGAAAATGACATAAAAAATAAAAAATTTACAAGTTATGAGGACGAGAAATGAGAGAAATAATTAAAACATTAGAGACATGGCGTGAAGCGAGAAATATGCAGGATAATGAGTTTTTTGTAGAAGAGCAGGTTGCTAGTATGACTGATGAGTGTACAGAAGTGTTGCTTGCAAAAACAGTAGAGCATAAAGCTGAGGAACTTTGTGATATAGCTATTTTTGCTATAAATGGATTAGGTTTATTGAAAATAGAGTATAAAGCCAAAGCTACAAAATGGAGCGGTTTACCGTCGATAATGAGAGCATTATCTAACATCTTAGAAGAAAATAGTGAGCGTATGGCGGGTGTAGAGCTTAACTACATAATCAAGTTTTGTGAAAATACAGTTAATGAACTCGGCTACAACTTTAAAAAAATGATGATGGAAAAAATAAAAGTGATAAGCAGTAGGATGCAAGACCCTGATCAAGCTAAGGACTGGGAGCTAAACGGAGCATCTGGGAAGTGGAAAAAATGGGAGTTGCAAGATAAAAACACTATTTATGATGCAAACTTTGAAAGTTGTAGACTATGATAATAACAAGAGCAGATATTGAGAAAGCGGGGTACTCTAAAGAACAGGCCGCGGCTTTTATAAACAGCGCTTTGAGAAATGGCGCCACAAACGGGTACTGTTTAAAAATGGGCAGAAATATAAAAGGAGATATCGCCAGTATAGGGCATTTTGATTTAGATAAGTTTATCGAGGCGCAACGCTTAAAACTTGAAATAGCGAAACCAAACAATACAAAGCTTGTTAAACAGCTATTCGACAAACTTGTACTACTTAAAAAGAGGATAGGGGAGAGGGATGAGTAAGATAGATCTAAAAGTAAAAATTGATAAAGATTCTTTTGAATTAATACAAGAAGCTTTATTGGAAAACGGTGTCTATTGGGACAGCTCTGGCAATATAAAAAAAGAATATTCTGAAAGCTTTTTTTGCCTATACTATAGAGCAGAAATAAATGCTTTGCAATATGGGATGTATAAGTATAATTTTGAAAGCGATGCGGCTAAAGAAGTTGATGTAGATACTTTTTTAAAAAGGATTGTTTGATGAGTAAGAAAATAATAAAAAGATTAGCGTTTAAGCGGAAGGTGATAAACCAATGCCACGACAACTATTTCTTTTTAACTAAGCATATGAACGACCACACGCTTGCGCTTGCTTTATCTCTTACAAAAACTAAACGAACAAAAGAAAACTGGGTTGTTTTTATAGCGAGAGATTTGTTTATGATTCCGACCAAAGGAGAGGCTAATTTTTATAAGATTGGCGAAGCAGTATGGGATTTTTTTAGATTAACAAATAGTATAATAAATTATATGTTTTATAAGTGCGGAGTCAAAAGAGAGGATAGAGATTTAGAGAGGTTTTTTACGGCTTAAAAAGCAAAACCTCATCTCTGCTTCTTGTATCTATATGCAACCATGTTATATCGGTTTCGATTCCTTTTACATGCAGGAATAGTTGTGGATTACTAATTATAAAGCTTCTTACCTCATCGGCAGTGTATTGGCTAAAAACAGCATCTATAGCTTTACCATAAGAGTGCATGCTTTTTAAAGAGTAATATTTACTATTTGGAGTTCTTAAACCGCTCCATTCCCTATTTCCGCCCCAAAACCAATTGTTTATCGTCATAGTTCCGTGTGGGAATTGTTCTTTTATAATATCAATTGTTTCGATTATATTCGGATCAAATATTTCCCATACTTTTGCATCGCTCATTTTTTTATAATCTTCTCTACTTACGAGTTCATATGCTTTAAAGTATTTACTTTTCATTTCATCCCCCTTTTATAACTAAAGAGCCTAAAGCTAGTATAACCATTCCGATAATAGTCCATGCTATTTTAGCTTTAGCGGCTTCTATTTTATCGATTCTTCTTCTCTCTACTTCTAAATCGATGTACACTCTTTTGCGCTCAGCTTCTATATCCGCGTAGATTCTTTTTATAGTTTCGGCTTTAGCGCGTCTCTCTTCATCTTGCGCTTGTCTAAGCAAACGAATGTCTGTCATTATGTCGTTCTGTTTTTCTAAAGAGGCTTCCATTTTGGATAAGATTTTCCCAATCTGCCCTAATTCTGCCGCTACTAAAGAGTAACTGTTTTCTAACTTCAAAATTCTTTGCTCCGCTTCAACCATACTGCCCGCTCCCGCCGTGTTTTTATGTTATTATTATAGCATGTTTTATTTTATTTCTTAACTATCTGAGATATTTTCTCTAGACTTCTGCCACCAAAATAGAAACTCATTATTAACATACCCCATTGACCAAGAAGTTCTACATAGCTCTCTGTTACATTGAACTCAAAGCCACTCGATATGCTTAAAAGGGAGTACATCGTTAAGATGTATATTAACGCCAGGGGTCTTATGTTTTTAGATAACCAACTATCAGACTTCATATCGTTTGCATGTCGTTCTGTTATCTGTTTGTTAAACTCTAAATCCAACTCTTTAGACTTTTGCTCCGCATCTTGTTGGATTTTAATAAGTTCGTTTTTTAGTTGCAGTCTCTCTTCATCACTCGTAACCAAAGAGTCTACAGCTACGCCCACTTTTTCAACAACCGTTCCGACACTACTTGTAAACAATTCACTTATCCAACTCATCTTGATCTCCTATTTGAATTTTAGTGCAACTGTAAACCTGCCATTTGTATCAGCATTCCAGCCATAATAAAAAGTAAATGGAATCCCTAGCCATAAGAAGTTTTGAGAAGCCACGCTAAACAGATATGTAGTCCTATCGTCTGCCCTCGTCATCCATACAAACTGCGCTCCATAATCTCCATTGCTTGCACGAAGTTTTCTATTCCAATCATATTTGCCAAAAACTATCTCATAGCTTACTATCGTATTAGGATTAGATAGATAGTAATAGTTTACATTATACGCACTATTTCTCCACCCGCTCCAAGCATAAGCACATTTAAATTTTTCCCATTTTGTTTTAGGTACGTGTCCTAATAGTTCTATTGCATACCATATAGGATAACCCTCTGGTTGATCGTCATCTAGCCATATCCAAAGCAGCCATTTGATCCAGCTATCTTGAACACCTTTAGGCATAGTGTAGTTTTTAATAACGTCATTGCCATATACCCAGTCTTTAGCCAGATATGCAAACGGATATATAATCCATGATAACGGCTTTTTAATCGCTAAAACTATTCCATACCATAGGCTTAATAGTATTGTTTTCATTATTCTACTACAAAATCATCTTTAGTTTTAGTACTATCTAGCTCTAAAGCATCCGACTGATTTTTAATATTTGAAATAAAAGCAGTCATCTCATCTACATAAGCCTGCTCATAAATACCTAAAGTTGCATTTCTTTGTTTGTACTCAGGATATCTTTCAAGAATGATTTTTCCTGCTTCTGCTTTGATGCTAGACACTCTTTGAGCTTCTAACTCTTCTGGTGTCTTAGGAGGGCTTGCAATCTCCATAGCCTCTGCCTCTGTTATGGCTATTAAGTCTTTACCATAACCTTGTTTTACTTGCTCATCATCATAAGCAAAGATTTCGTTGTTTTTGTTTTTAAAGTATTGCATTATTTATCCTTCATCTTAGTTCGAACCATAAATTAAATGCTGTACCAATTCCAGATGTTTTCGTGAATGAGTACGTTGAGTTGCTTGGGACTATGAAGCTACCACCATTACTTGTAGTTGTGGTAGCTTCAGTAAAAACCCTAATAAATAGACCATCTACGTAAAAGTAAGCATCCCCTGTTGTTCCGTATGCTTGCCCTATACAAACCATTATAGGCTTACCAGTAGTATTAGTATAAGTAACTCCAGCACTTCTACTAGCTGTAACATCTTGCCAAGTTTGATTAACTCCTATCTCCTGAGAGCCTATTATTACATCAGTCCCATCACAAAGCAACTCAACCTTAGAGCCTGCCAAAACTGCCACCCCTGTTCCTGCGCTTGTCTTAACCGTTGCAGTATATGAGCCTGCTGAGTTGTCAACTATAAAGCTTCTCTCAGTATCATTTACTATGATGTTATGAGCGGAAGTCCAGGAACCATCTGCTAGGACCAATCTACCGTACTTATTTTGTAATGCAGTTAACGTATAATCTGCATCTTCCGACGGTGTTATAGTTACGGCTTCTTTAGAGTAAGGATTAGAATGTATCTTCCAAGTTGTACTATCTGTTTCCGCAATCGGATCTGTCCCCGTATTGGAATCTATAACGCTTTGATAAAGTATGCCATCAGAACCAAGTGCAACACCGCCAATATAATACTCTTGATTAGTATTCCACTCCGCTATACCATGCTGATAAAGATAAGCTGCTAAAAGAGAATTGGTATAAGCCATAGCGTTAAAATCTTGTTTTGTTGGTGCTTCACTTGGTCCTACAATTTCCCATCCTGTGAGAAAATCTGATGTTATGTTGTCATCGATGTCATCACTCTGTGCAACATCACCAAAAACAGTTCTATTCGTTCCCGTAGCACTTGATGCAAACGGGAGCAAATTACCGTTATATCTGTTTAATTCTGCCATTTTTATTCCTTATATTAATTTTGATGCGAATGTGCCGCTTCCAAACCCTTTTGAATTTAGATTATCTGAAAACCCGAAGGTGTTGTCTTTTGAATATTGAATTATAACCTCATATCCCACACCGTTTGGTTTGGGCAATAGATCAAGTGCTTGTATATATGTAAAGATATCCTCGTCCAGTGAATAATCAACATACAAAGCTAAATTCATATTGTATTTATCAACTATATAAGCATTACCACTAAAAGCAAATTGTATCACATCTTGGATGGACGTTCGTTCATCAGATGCCATAACTGCCGCAACTGTATTTTTTGCAATTTTAAGTTTTAGAAAAAATCTATAATCGTGATCTGATAATTCCGTATCGGTGTAAGCTGCGCCAAATTTATCGCGAAACGGATAGGTAACAATACTGCTATTGAATTTATCTGCAAACTCATAAGCATTAGGATTGTCGCTAAAACCAAAGAATTTTTTTGGAATTACAAGAGGTACAATACGGCTTAAACCTACAATCTTACCGATTACATCAAGTTGCACACCTTCAGCTGTATCCAAATCGAATGCGCTTTCAAAACTTGTTAGTAGCGAGTAACATTTTTCCCAAGTTGAAGCAAGTAGTTCAATCTCTGCTTTTGCTTTTGGTTTTTCCCAGTATTGCTTAATAAGTAATAAAACATACTCATTAATAAATTGCTGATTCATTAGATAACTTCCGTTACAGTTACATTTGCAGAATCAATCGTAAACTTATCATTAAGTCCTGCTTCAATTCTGCCGTCTGTATAAGTTATATCATCGTCGCTTATTTCTAAGTCGGTTAAGATAAAATTATTTCCGGCTTCGTATCCATTAGAATATAAAAAACCTGCTTGCAAGCTCTCTCCGATACTGAATTCATAAGCAGCTATTTTTTGAGCAATTAAAACAGTATCGACAGGCACGCCCGCATCTTTACGAGTAGCTGTAATATTTACATAGATATCAACGCTATTAGGTCTGTCAAAATTCATAGTATGCGTTATTGTAAACGTTGAACCATCAGGGCGCGTTATAGTCTCATCATAAGTTTGTGTAACACTTCCCTTTGTTGCAGTTCCCGCAGTTTTTTGTTTTGTCATTGTTTCAGCTATGTCTGCAACGTCTCCGCCCTCAACAACAATCCAAATTGTATGAGCGTTTATATCGGTTGTTGCATTATAGGTATCTGTATCATTCTCATAAGCGACAGCATCAGTAACGTTTGCAACTGCTAGAATATTAGACAATATTGAACCTAAAGTAGATTGAGCCGGTAACTCCAAAGAGCTCGCTCTTTTTTGTCTAAATTTAACGTCAGTCTCTTCTGCTACTCCAACAGTTGCATCGCTTGCATTTGTAACAGATACTATTCCAATCTCAACATCGACCGGCTCCGTAATTGTTCCAGCGGAGGCAGTAACCGCTCCAAAGGTTTGAGAAAATACCGTTACTGTATTTGCGCCCGATACCAAAATAATGTCTGATGTTGTTTCCCATATTTGACCGAGCGTGTCTTGGACTTGATAGCCAGATGCTAGCGCTATTGTTCTATCCGCTGTTATTGTTAAGTCAACTTGAGAGCGTGTAGCGGGTCTTCTGTAAATGCCGGATAGTTTTCCTATTTTTTCTATAGACAAGCCCGTTGCCAAATCCGGGTCAAAAGAGTTATATAATGCTAAGGCATAAGCCTGCATATCCAATCTTGCTTTTGCTTCAATAGCTACTCTTTGACCGTCAGGTGATTCTTGCGCCAGATTAATGTCTGTTCCGTAAATTCCCTTATATCCATCAACTAGCTCTTCGAAAATATCGTCAAACGTTTGAATAGTTATACCGGTATTAGTAATCTCTGGAACACTCATAGCTCAATCCCTGCATTGGTCAAAATTTCATCATCAAAGATGGTTAAAAAACGTAACCTAATTATAGCATATCTGCTCACTACTTCATCAACGCTAATCTCTAAGATTTGCATGACTCCATCCGTTGCTAACACAACGCGTTCAATCTCGCTAAGTATTAGCCCTCTGTTATTTTTTTGACCTAGGTATGTAATCCAATCTATATTCGCATCGGTGTCTAAAAACCAATCGTTTGCGAACGATTTAATGCGCGTTTCTACATTTTGTCGTATTGCTTCGCTGTTCGATATGTAATCAGACAGACCATTTCCAAAACGCCAATCTTTGTTGCTGTCAAGTGCTGATACTTTCATAATTTATTCTCCTTAATTTGGCGAACTGGTTGTCCCGCCACTATCGCCAGCGTGGGTGTGATTTTTAAGTGATATACCACCACCTATCACATCAATATCTGCCGTGATAGTACCCGTAACATGTAAATCCCCGTTAATGACCACATCGCCGTTTATTATTAAATCACCCTGTATTGTTGTTGTTTCAGGTATTGTAATTGCAGAAGCTAAAGGATTTACGCCAACCAAAGCAAAAGCATCTGAATAATCGTGCATCCTCATTTCTAAAGGCTTTTGGAAGTCTTGCCCTGCATACCATCTATCGAAACATCGCTCCGTGAAAAGCAATAAGCAATAATCACCGACCGCTATTGGATGCGCCGTGTAACTTGCCCCGCCTTGTAGAAATATTGGAGGCACTTTTATAAACTCAGGTAAATCTACTTTTTGCCCATCAACTACACGCGATATTGTAGGACGACAACTTATTGTTTTAGTTCCAACTTTTGTAATCTTAGCAATCGTTATCGTATGCAAATCGGCTAAAGATGAATATATTGCATCATTTATGATTTCATATAGTTCAACTTCTCTCATTTTAAAACCTTATAATCAGATGATAAAAAGCCGCTAATAGATTGAATCCAATCGTCACCGTAGTTATCACCTTTATAATTAATTGTTTCTATCTTGTAGATACCGCTTAAATGAGGAGCTGTTTTGCTTATAAGCTTACAAAGTCCACCAATCTTTAGAGATGGATTCATTATTGTATTAAACGTTATCTTTTTTAAATCATTCTCAGGTGTGTTTAATAGTCCCGTATCTGAGCTCACAACGGGAGTTAGTGCAGATACAACCTCACCGTCTTTAATTATATACAACTGCTCGTTATCGATATACCATGTTTCATCATCGCCTACAAACTGTTCTATTAGTTTGGTTGTGTTACCCACTAAAACTTTTGGGCGCGTAAGTGCTTGTATATCTGTTATTTTTCCTTTTGCAGTATTTGGCAAATCTTGTAAAAGTGAATCTATCACGTTGCCGCCGTCTACTGTTTTGGATGTGTGGGCAGTTAAATAATCAGTCCCGCCGTCCTGGCATTCGATATAACTTTGGTATTCTGCGCCCTCGCGAATATTTCTACCTACAAAAACAGAGCCTTTGAAGATGGTTTCAAGTCTATCTGCGTATCCTACTTTTAAAACAAGTGGAATGTAGACATCGGAGTCCTCTTTGTCTTTTATAAGTTTTAACCGAGTGCCCTCTTTTAAGTTATACACTTTTAGAGTTATTTTATTGAGACCACCATTGATAGATTTGCAAGCATCAAAAACAATTCGAACAGGAGGCTTAATAACTACTTGCTGTGCTCCTATTCCGATAGTTAGCTCATAATCTCTGTTAAATCTCATATCGACACGGGCGCATCACGCACCGCCTCCATTTCTTCTCTAGTAACCAAATAAAGCTTATATCTGCCCGCAGAAAAATCCGTTGTTCTAAAAGGATCGATTCCCTCTGTCGTAGATACTACAAAATCGAATGGAAAGTTCTGGCTTCTCATGTGTAAAATACCTGCGGATAACTTTACACCTAATACACTTTTCTCCTTATAGGTTGCATCAAAACACCATATTTGCACAGTAGGGTAAAACCTCAATGACAATTCTATAACATCCTCTTCAAACACTATCGTATGACTTTGATATGCTTCGTTTGTTATATTTTCAATTTGTAGTGCCATATCAATTCCTTAAAATAATGAGCCTATAAAAGCGGCTATTGATTTTTCTTTAGTGGGTGCCTGCACACCTTTATCTGATTTATTTGAGAGCTGATCTTTAACTGCTGGCGCAGGTTTCTTTTTTAGAAGTTGAATATCTGTATAAACTAGCTCCGCAATTCTAACTTTTTGCAATGTCATGGAAAATCTAATAACTTCGTCTTGGTTGTTTCGCTCTATTGTCAAATCTGTTATTGCCATATTTGCATGTGTTCTGTATGGCACGCTCACAGATATAAGCTGTTTGCCGTAATAAATAGCTTCTATAAAATCAATAAACTGCTCTCTGTAAGTCTTGCTTGTTGTAGCATTATTCCCAAAAAAAGAAGAGGCTTGCTTTCCATCTGCTATTGCTTTGTCAATTTGCTTTATTTTGTCTTGAGCGTCATTAACCAATGCGTTTACTCTTGATATCTGAGTTTGTGTTCTTGACGGTAAATATTGAGTAACATTTCCAACTTGAGCGGATACTGTTTTTTGAAGTTCCGTGAAAGTTGACGGGTTGACGATGATATCTGAAACCTCTCCCGTAATGCTTATTGATATAGGCTCGTTTACAATGTGATCGTTTGCAAAACTTCCATCTTCTAATGGATAAATTGGTGCTTTTGCTTTGTATTTCGTACTATCCGCGACAGTTGCATAAGTTGTAAATCCGCCAATCCCTACACGTTGTTTTGATTTGCCTGCTAAGCTTTCTGCATATCCTGCAATAAATTCTTGTATCATCTGCCGCCTCGTTTAAACTGAGTCTGTGCATCTTGCATTTGATTCTGCAAACTGTCTTGTACCGCCGTACCTGCTCTAACAGGGTCGGACGTTGCAATGTTAATGCTAATGTTTTGGTCAAGATTGTTAACCTGAGAAGATGTTTTAGTAGCTCCTATTGCTTGCCCAGCTGGTATAGTTGTTTGCACTGTTTCATTGTCTCCGAAAATAAAAGAACCAAGTACATTGTCTAAGACAGATGAGGTCGCATTACTTATATTTGAGCCAATATCGCTAAGGCTTGGCATTTCAAAATCTGTAATTATTTTAATGCCGTCTATAATTGGCTGTATATAAGTCATTATGCTATCAAATACAGTTTTGATTGGATCTAACAATCCTTGAAAATTTGTTGTTGTTTCGTTAATCCACTCGCCAAAACTAATATCATCTGTAAATAATTTAAAAGTGTTTTTTATGATATCAAAAGTACCAGCAAATATATCACCAATATAATTAAGTACATTTTTCGCTACATCCATGAGTTTACTAAATCCATCAATTATATCTTGCAAATAAGATCGAATATCTATTCCAAAAGCGCTCTCAAAGAAGTTTGCTATTACGGATTCGCCACCTTGAAACGCTACTATTAAATCATCCACAAACAATATGGCCGCCGCAATTGCTGCTGTGATTAAATATACAGGTGAAAATATTGTACCCAATACTGTAGCGAGACCTAAAGATGCAATCTTCCAAGCGGTAAAAGCCGCTCCCACTCCTAAAATAACAGGGGTTAGTCTTACAATTGAATTAACTAAAACGCCGACAGCTTCACCAAATTTTGTTATACCATTTTGGATAGTATCCTTGTTTACTTCCAAAAAAGTAATAAACTTCTCTGTTAATGCTTTTAGTTCAGGAGCGAATCCAACTGCTATAATATTTTGGAGCCCATTAAAACCGAATTTTAGAGTAGTTATAGAGTCGTTATAGTCTGCTGTAGCATCAGCCTGCTCTTGTGTTATTACACCAAGATTTTTAGCTTTTTCTCTTAGTGAATCCATCTCGCTACCTGTTCTACCAAGAAGTTGAATCAAAGATGGATCTATGCCTAAAGACTGCGCAAAGCTTTGTTGTTCCTGCATAGATAAACCAAGCCTTTTAAAACTACTAGATAGTTCTCTTAATATAACATCCGCTGTTTTCACTTGACCGTTTGCGTCACGAACACTTATACCAAGACGTGAGAATTCTTCACTTCCAAATTGAGCGGCTTTTCCAATAGTTTGCGATAAACCTGCGATTGAAGATTGTAGTGCTTGAGCGTTTGAACCGCTAACCGAAGCGGCATAGCTGAGCTCTTGTATGGCTTCTATGGCTACGCCCGTTTCACGCGATAATTGTATCATGGGATCAATAGAAGAAAGTGTGCTATTTACCCATCCTGCAAAAGCACCGGCCGCCGCCACAGTAGCAACTCCAAAACCTGCAAGAAGCTTAATGGAACTATTTAAGTTTTTATTGAAGTTCTCTTGAGGTTTTAAATCACCGGCAAAAGAAAACTTTGTAACAACTTCGTTTATAATTGCCATTATCGCTTCCTTTCAGCTTCGTAAATCTCTATATCTGTTCTAATCATTTCAAACTCTATTATATCAAGATATTCGGGAGTGTCTAAATTTTTAAGTTCTTCGAGAGAGCCATAGCCCGCTCGAACAAGTGCGAGTAATGTAAACGTATCATCGCTTACATTGGTTTTGATAATTTTTGACTCGCTTTCGCTCCGTCTTGGGATTGAGAGCCGGTATCGCTCCCGCGCAAAAAAGGGTAACTTATCACCCCCAAAGCCGTACTTATAAACGTAATATAGTCTTCTGGATACTCATCCCAATGCTCAGGTAAACGAGACAAAGCGCTTCCATTAAATATAACGACGTCATTAATAATTTTTTCAACAGAGTTAAAAGCCGGAGTATCTAAAAACGAAAAACTACCAGTCTGTAATTGACCTGCAATACTAGTATAGAATGCGAATACACTTCTGCGCTTGTTATGTCTCATTTTAGAAAACTCATAACTTCTGCCGTTTATTTCAGCAACACCGTCGTCATAGACGGCTTTTATCATTGCTAAAGCTTCATCTTGTGCGCTCATTTATTGTCCTTTATAGTGCGCGTTGTGCGCTTCTAAATCTAATAGTGTATTCTACTAAACCGTTACCATCTTGGTTATTTTTTGTCTCAGTTGGGCGTGTAGTGATCGAACCATTTTGCAAAGTCCATGTTTCCACTCCGTCTGTTCCATCTTTAGTGAAGTTGTCTTTTGCAGAACCATTAAATAAAACCGGCACTTCTTGATTAATAGCCGAATTCATAAATACATCGCTGTCGCTAAATTTTTGAATCCTAAAAAGCAAATCGTAAACATCGCCGTCGATACGCTTATTAATATTTACTCCACCGTTCGCGCTATTAGTGTGAGATGTTAGAGCATTTGCAGGAGTGAGTGTTAAAAAATCACCCTCTGCAAAGTCAAGAATTGTTGTTCCGTTTAATGTTAATGTTGTACTATCTGCTGCTAGTGTAATTGTTGCCATCATCTATCCTTATATATTGAAATTAATTATTACATCAACTTTATGAATTGCACCAGCGTTTTTAACTGCTCCCTGCAATACCGGCGATTTTCTAAGCGCTCTGTCTGCCTGAGGTTGATCTGCAAGAGAACCGGCTAACCAATAGAAACCAAAGTCAGATATATTACGTTTAAACGTATCTATGTTTCCGAAACTATCAGGACTCGACCATGTACCAGGAGCAAATACACCCGCTCTTACAAATCCGCGCGTTGTTTTCTCTGCTTGATCTACAAGCTGATTTACGCCTCTTACTGTCTGAGGTATTTTTGTACCTGTTTGTTTTAGTAGATTGTACAAGTCTGTTTCAACCGCATCTACGAAAGCGATTAGATTATAAACGTTGTCCACAAAGTCATTCGCAGGACTTGTTAAAACAATCGCCGTGTTTTTAATAGTTGTATATAAGTCAAGGCCTACATTGTAAGCTTTGGTTATTTCTGTTTGCGTATAATCTTCGGCTGCTACTGCTAATTCTTTCAAGTTCATAGTAATAGCGCTATTTTCTGCATTAAAATTAACCGTATGAGCGCGTGCCATATATGAAGCCGCTAGTTTTCTGTTTCCAGCTTTAGAGTAAAGCATTCTAAATGAATCTTGACCTGCAAGCTTAACAGTCCATACAGGATTAGTAGCGTCAATGTCTAAATAATCAGAGCCACTAAACACATTGTACATAAGCATCTTGTTTGCTTGAACATATTCAGCCAAATCTGGAACTTCAGCATCAAGAACCGCATCAATGAAACAAACACCTTTAATATTGATATCTGACTTAACCGCTGTAAGACCTGCTAATTTAGTCTCTGCACTAAGTACAGATGAAGCCGCACCTTGAGTAAGTGTTGCGCCTGAACCTGTCGCAATTTCTAAAAGGTTGCCAACAAATGTGCCTGTCGCTCCCTCAGAAGCTACTGTTAATAAACTTGTTGCGCCTGTCGTGTCGCTTACAATTGAAAGACTTAGATTGTCTATTGTTACAGTTGCTCCTGTAATTCCGCTAACCTCGTTATCAAGTAGAGTTGCGATATCTTCAAGTGTTGTTACTGTTCTAAAATCTAAGCCTGTTACATTTACCGTCACGCCGTCTACATCGATATCAAACGAACCGTCACTAATTGCTTGAAGCTGTGGGATTAGAGTTGATTCCGCTAGTTGAGGACTAACCAAAGATGCCGCCGAAGCTGCAACTGTTTCATCTACCGCGCGGTGATAACCTATTACCAAAGAGCCGCCAAAGTTAATAGCGTTTGGAGTCGTTCCAAAAACTGCATTTGCGTATGATGATACATCAGAACTTGTACCGAAATCAGAAGCAACGCTTGCCGCATCTGTATAAATTCTATATCTTTCAGCCGTTGAAAGTACGTTTGTATCGCTTGTCATAAGACAAATTACATTCATGTTGTCACGCGATGCTGTTTGCCCCTCTGGAATGAGTGCGACATTTATTACATTAGATATGTTTGCCATTAGTTATCCTTAATTATGTCGATTTGAGCCACGTCAATTCGTAGCGTATCTATTGTTAAAGTATTACAGTATTGTACCGTAAACTCGACTTGTATCTGATTCCCGTACTGTTGTCCTGTAAGTGCTTTGACATCAGTAAAGGCAGATATACCATATACGCTTAAGCCCAATGTTTTTTGAAGCTCATAAGCACTTTGTGTTCTTAGTGACATCCTAAAAAGCTCAGCGTTTGAGTACGCATCCGCCCCGTAGAAGTCAAGAGTTATGGGTTGTGATACTCTCGCGCCAAAAGACTGCTCCTCAGCATCCCCATCATATGTTTCTAATCTTGAAGTAGGAAGTGCCGCGCCGATACTATCAACTACTATGTAATTGTTTTCAAACTCTTTGCGCTCAAAATTTTGTCTACCTATTCGAATAAGATTTTCGTTATAAAACAGTAGATCTCTCACAAAAAGTGCTACAGTTTTTAAAACATTCATTCTGTACTCTCTATTGCAGGTTGTTTTGTTTGCTCTGCTATTACTTCACTATAACCATAAAGAGCGTAGTTGCCGTCTTCTATTATTTTATAGTCTTCGCCATTATAAACTATATATTCACCATTGCTCAATTCTGTAGTAGTGTAAACTTGCAAGTAATCAAGTGACCAGTCTATTTGGGCAGAGTTTAGCTTTTGTTTATTTGCAGGCTGTATAACTGCTTTTATGATATCTTTAATAACAACTATCACCTCTTCAAAATCAATTGTTGATCGTGTTATGGTTTTTCTAGTATATGGCAGAGCCCATTCTGTTAAAACATCAGACATATCAGGAATCACGTCGCACGCTCCATGTTATAGAATTTCTTAAAGTACCCGTATCTATTAGAGTTTGGTTTGAACCTTTTGCGAGTGCTGTCGCGGGTTTAATCGGCGTCCAGCTCCCATAACCCAAAGTAGTAAACGCCCCCTTGGAAATATTTGTAGCTTTTACGCCTATAAGATTAAGTGCTGTTTCTGCATCCTTACCCTTTTCAAATATCGCTCTCCATTGATTGTCAATAGTTTTTACAATATCGGCTTTTTTTGTATTAAAGGGCTCTCTTAAAAATGAACGCTTTGGTATTTTAGAAGTTCCAAATTCGTGATAAGCGCCTATCTGTATAATATTTTGACCGTCGCCGTATATCTCGCCACCTACTTTGTCTTTAGGTAGTCCCACAAACGCAGAATGTTTTTTAGCATGACGTAAATTATCCAAATAGTCATTCATTTTATGGATTGTTTCCTCGGGAGTCATACGAAATATCCGCCCATATTTTTACGTGTGAGCATTAAGAATCTTTGCCCGTATTTAGAAGTGTTAAAAAAGTCTGTATTGGAATTACTAACGCTTGATGCCACATAAGACACCGATACGCTTCCGACTGCTTTTGATGCCACACCCTTTATGCTTGCAGAGCTTGTAGAAGTCTCGCTTAAGAATAGATGTGCCAGCAAATTCAGTATTGTTTCTTTATCGCAGTCCTGAGTATAGTCACCGCCATAATAGCAATCCCATAAATCAGCAATAAGAGGAAATGACGCATCGACAACCGCTGTGTCAAATTCTGGGAATCTGCTTTTAAAGTCGTCGATAAGTGCCATTTTATACCTCTTTAATTAATTTTATTTTTAATGCGTGATTGATTTTACGCATAGTTCTCTCGTTTTCTTCACCTGATAAAATTATCTCGCCCTTTGCAGGGATAAAAACTCCGCCTAGCTCAAGAGAATGAGAAGAAAGGCTTTTGATAGTCATAGGTTTAATAACCTCTTCTATCTTTTCAACTTGTACTTCAACTACCTCTTCAGGAGTTTCAACAACCGTTGCTTTTTTTCTTTTTGCCATTTTTAATCCTTAGTTACTAGCAAGTCTTAAAGACCTGTTAGTAATCTACCCGCTGTATTTTCAAGAACATCTATACCTGCGATACGGTATTTTGAATCAACATGGAAGTCAAAAGAACCTTTTTTGATAATCTCTCCGATAGTGAGAGGCTCAGGAATACGCATAACCATCGCTTCGCTATTGTTACAGTATGCAACTGTTACAGACGAACTACTTACACTCTCTGCTCTAAATGTAGCATTAAATGTAATACCAGGGTAGTTATCTTGTAATGCTTTTAAAACAGTAGAAGAACCATTTGCAGTATTTAACATAGTGTTTGCATACTTATTATATACAGTTACAGGCATATCAACACGATTAGCCATATACTCTGCAGTATTATAAACACCATTATGTTGATCAGTTATAAGGCCCGCGATTTCGTCATACATTTCTTGAGCAGTTAAATTCTCAACAGCATCAGAAGCCGCACCAGAAGTGAATCCCGCATGGTTAAGAAGACCTGTTTTAGAATCGATACCAACATAACCGATCTCGTCTACTTCACGAAGATAGATTTTGTTATGAGAAGCAATATAATCAGATACAAGATTGATTCCTTGAAGTTCTGCTTGCTTAACATTTGTATCAGTCCAGTTAGATTCAGCTTCACGCTCGATAACTTTTAAGAAGCTATCTTCTGCTGTTAAACTAATCTTACCTTTATTTCCAGAAGCATCACCTGCAGTTTTAAACGAACCTTGCTCTAATAGTCTTAGAGATTGAATACGTTGTGCATATCCGCCCGTGTTGTTTGCTTCGATACCACTATTTACAAAAGATAGTTCAGGGTATTTTTTTTCAAATACTCTTGGGTCAACTGCTGTAAGGTTACGAGCTAGTACTGTACCTGCATATGAATCTGAAAATCCGGCTTTTTTGCCAGACTTCAGAAAACTCTCAAATGAATCTAAATTATATAAGTTTCCGATTTTCATCTAATTACTCCTATTAAACTGTTGTTAGAGCTGCGCCGTCATTTACAATTACGCGCCATACAGGAGAACCTGCTACTTGAACCGAAGTTAATACTACTGTATCACCTGCATCACCAAAAGTGATTGTATTGTTACCAGTTTGGTTAAAAGCTGTCGCTACAGTTACTACTGCATCACCGCCACCATCTACATCATGAGATACTGAAAGTGTTAAACCAACGCTCCCTGGATCTGCGATAGTGCGAGTTTCACCAGCTGCACCAGTTGTTAATGCACAGTTACCTGAACGAATAACAGGAATAGCACCAGCATCACCCGGATCAGCAATAGCCGCAATTCTTGGAGTTGCAGGTAGCATCTCTTGAGTTACTGTTTCAACGTTTATATTTGCAGTAAGCCCGCCAGCGTCAGCGATTGAAATAGCAGAAGCCGCATGTGCACCAGTTGCATCAGCGATATGTGTTGCTACATCACCAGGTGCAGGTGTGATATATACCATCCAAATGTTAGTATCTACTTCCTCAATAAACTCAGCGTTTGCATCAATGTCTGTATTTGTTGCAGTTGCAAGACCATCGTTTGCATCGCCGTCATTAGAAATATAAACTCTTCCGAATTGAGCCGGAGTCTCACCTGATTTAACCTCAACAGTAACAAGACCTTGGCGGATATATTCCACTTGTGAATACAAATCGCTGTCAATTACGCTGTCATCTTCTACAGGGTTCGCAACATTTCTAAGAACAACACCGGCAACTACAGGAGTTGCAGAACCATCAAAGTTATCAATAGAACCCGTGTCTAATTTTGCAAATCTACCTACTTTTAAACTGTCTTCAAAAGTTGTTGCAGATAAAACTAAAACGGTGTCGCTGTAACGCTCACCACTTCCTACTTTATTAGGATCGCCTAATACGCCAGTTGTAAAAGCCATCTTATAGCTCCTTATCTTTTAATTTTTCAAAACTTCCGACTTTTTTGTCTGCAAAGTTTGTATAATCTGATGTCTTTTTAAGCATTTTGAATGCTATAGACAACTCCTCGTCGCTAAATTCCTGCTTCCCGTGTTGGGTTGCGAGTGCGTCACGCATAATTTGACAAGTTTTTTTGCCAGTAAAATCATAACTTTCATCTACAAAGCTTTTGGCTTTTTCAATTACTTCACCGTGACGCTTAACAGCTTCACCAATACCTTTAGCAAGAGCATCTTTAAACTCTGCGCTATCAGTAACAGATATTTTTTCCTCTGGCTCTTCATCTTCAATTGGCTCTTCCGGTTTCTCTTCTGGCATTTCTTCCGATTCACCCTCTGGCTCAATTTCAACACCTGCCGCGTTAGCCGCTGCAACAAGTTCATTAACCGCCGGCATTATTTCTTGAAGTTTGTCAAGAGGTACGCTCTTAATAACCTCTGGAAGTGCCGTAACGGCTTCGACGATTTGTTGCATATTCAACTGACCGTCTTCATCGTGAAACATTTTTTTCATTGGTTTTCCTTTATTTGATTTGAGTTCATCTGAAAATGAACAGATAGACCCGCATCGCCCACGCTCTACTAAAGCCAGGTGATGAGGTATCACATTTATCTGCTCAAAATCAAAATCACCGTCGTGTGGTACAACATCGGCATAATAGCCAAGTGAAAACTCCTTATGCTCGATATTGTGCGCGTCATCTTCTAAAGATAACTCATTTTCTACTGCTGTAGTGGTATAAGTTGCTTCGTCTATTACATTAATAACCATTTGAGACTTTACGCTTCCAGACGGTGATATCGGAGCGTCGCTTAAAGGAACGTGTCCTATTGTTAGCGGTATTCCTTCCATTCGTGAAGCGGCATTTATTATTGTTTCAGCTGAGCGATACACTTTAAATATTTTCGTAGCAGGTTCAAGCCCTAATTCTTGCCCGAGATATTCTTGAAAGCCGTCTCTTATAGAGATACACTTTTTGGTTTTCTCATCATAGGAAATAGAATCATTAAAAGTAAAAGTAGTGCCCGTGTCATTTATCGAAGCATTGCAAATAGCATACGCTTTATCTTCCGGCCACCCTTGCGATTGTACTTTTTTTACACATTCATCTAGTTTTTTTGGCATATTTTTTAAACCTGCTTGTGATTAAAAATTAATCATTTTTTTTCTATGCTGAATTATAGCATATTCTTTAATCATCGATATTCTCCTCATCAGGGAGAATATACTCAGCTATGCAGCGACACGCAAAGTCCGTTCCGGGGATTAAAGTCTTTTTGTCACATGAGGAGTATAACCCTTCAGACAAATCAAATTCTTTACCGTCTCTCTGAGCGTGACACGGTCGTACTCTTTCATCTTTTGAGGTGCGCCATATTGCTTTGGTTATTCCTAGCTTTTGCGTACGTAATTTTGAGCTGATCGCATTGAAGTTTGCTATTTGATTTCGCGCCGTGAATTTTGCATGATTTTTTCTCTTCTCTTCCATCCCTGAAAATTGAGACATTATATCTTCTAAAGAATCACCTTGAGTCATAGCTCTTAGTGTATTAGCTGTATACATTTCAATAGTTTCATCTCTTAGTTTTTTTGCCCATTGCGCAGTTTCTAACATCAAAGCGTTTGTTTGAAATGTCATTCCCTCATTATCTAAGAGGCTTTTAGAGCTTATTCCTATTTCGTTTTCAAGTCTGCTATAAAGTTGTTTAGAGGAGACTGTGTTTGTTTTATTAAGCACTTTACGAGTGAACTCTTCTAACCTCTTATCGTCGAATTGCTTAAGCATTTTCTTTTTAACTTTGTTTGCTAAGCCTAAAAAGATGTTTGCATAGTTGCCGATTTGAGCATCAGAGAATTTTTCAATAGTGCCCTGATTTAATTGTTTAATGGCCTGATTTTTAAATCGCTTGCTTATGGTATCTATCATATAAGACATTGCCTGCTCATATTCTCTCTCATGAGATTTTTGATACACAGGTTGCTTAATCGTCTTCATCTATTATATTCTCAAAAAACGAAGCTATGTCATCGCCGATATTGATATCTTTATCCGCTAAATAAGCTTTGTAATCTTCGCCAATAGAAGCAAGTTTAAGCGCATTATCTATCGCTTTAGTCTCAAACTCTAATCTACTCAAAGGTGTTGACCCTTGATTGTCTTTAAACTCAGGAGGTAGTTTACCTAGTTTGCGGTGTAGCTCTGTAATAGGCTTTATCAAGTAATCACTTTGATAGTTTTCGATAGTATCTTGAAACGCCACGCGCTCTTGATCACCGGAACTATTTAAGCCCTTGACATTTTCGCCTACTAATAAAGCAAGAGGTATTCCTGTAACCAAGGCCAAGCGTCTTAAAGAGATAGTATCAACATCTGCAAGATTAGATAATGTTTGATTAACTGTTTCTATTTGGTCTTCCATGTCTAACAAGCCAGCGCCATAAACAGAGCGAGCATCTTCTATTCGAGAGAAGTATTCTACAAGTTGAGATTCTTTTTTATTTTGCATCATTGCTTTGAAGTCTTTAACTTTGTAAAAAATAGTTGAGTTTTTCTCAATTATTGCGACAGAAGAGTTTTCGACAATTCCAGCGTTTATCAGTTGCGCATATACTAACTCTGTTTCGCTTATTCCGCCATAGCGATAAGTAGGCATATCAACTTCAGCTGGCTCTACATATGTAAAATCAATGATTCTTGAGTGATGAAATACACTTCCATAGATATTGTATGTTTTTGGCTTCCAGTAGTGTTCGCTATTAAGGTCTCTGTCTATATCTCCGATTGCTACAACATCGCCGCTGAAAACCTGTAATGTGTATTTATCAGGAACGCCTTTCATCGGGGTTGATAAATCAGCGCCTTGTTCTGCAATAACAATAACACCGCGCCCAAAGCCAAGCTGATACTTAGTTGCTTTTTTTATCTTATCGGCGAGCCTAGCTTCATAAAAATCTCTGCCAGAAGTGTCTTTAAACTGCAAAGTGTCATTAAGGGCATAGCCTGTTTTAAGCCTAATCACTTTTGACATTACGCCCGTGATAAAAGCCGCTTTTAGCTCAGTATCACTTACTCTGTCAACTGTAATAATATTTGTTGCAGTCGCTTTTCGTCTATTCGATAATGAGTTTGTTAAGGATGTAATTCCATCAAATATTTTTTTCATGTTCAAATTATATCATATCCTTAAAGTAGTTTTGAATAGTCAATCTCTTGAGTCATATATGCCAGTTCTACTGCATCCATAACGGTATCGACAATATCATCATGCTTATAGTTAGGAAAGCTTTCATACTCTGCTATAAAGTCATTTAGGCTTGGCAAGTCTTCGTTTACATATAATCCATAAGTTTCAATATACGGACTTATATTTTCCGCTCTAAAAACTTTATCCGTATTTCTTTCAACTTCATAAACCATAAAACCGTTATCTTTCATTCTTTGAAACAAGTCTATACCTGAGGCTTTTTGCTCTATGTGCATACCGCTAAAAGGATATGAGCTATTAGTATTATAAAAACTCTTTGCAGTTACCTCTCTCTCTTTACTTCTTGGTTTGCCTCTAAACATATCTATAAAGTAAAGTTTCTTATCATATACACCAAAGGCACTATAAACCGTAAAATCATTTTTCTCTTTATCTTTTAGTGCGGTATCTACTGTTATGAACCTCTTGTCAAACTTTATGCTGCTTATAAATTCTCTCTTGACATACCTTATCCATTTTGTTTGAAATAAATTACCGCCTCTTATTACGGGGTTTTGCTGATAAAGTGCCTCAAAATTTGCCCCCATTATCGCTTTGCGTTCTAATAGAAACTCTTTTGATTTATGTTCTGGTATAAGTGCCTCGCCCTGTTTTCTATGTTTTTCATCTTCCTCTGCAAGAGCTTTATATTTTAATACCGTAACTCTAGAATTTTGTTCTATTAGTCTGGCTGCCGGATCATCTATATGCCATCTTGTAAGTATCATCAAGAAGCCTGCCTGCTCGCTAAAACGAGTAAAGAAGTCATCAGTGAACCATTCCCACGTCTTGTTACGTGTTGTAGCGCTATTTGCAGCTTCACGCCCTTTTAATGGATCATCAATAACACCTAGATCTAAACTCTCCCCTGTGATACTCCCTTGCACAGTTGTATTACGAAAAAAACCCTCTTTTTCAACATATTCTAATATCTCCCTGTTGCGTAAATAATTAGTACCCGTTACCACGTTTTTAGAGTTTATCTGTGTACCTGGGAATATGTCACTATAAACTTTTTTAGTATACAATCGCTGTAATTTAAGATTTGCTCTAACGCCTAGACGTTCACTAAACGATGCATATATTGTTTTTATATTCGGGTTTCGTCCAGCTGTCCAGCTTATAACGTCTGTAATTGCTTCACTTTTGCCATGCTGCGGCGGGGCTTCTATAATCAGCATAGGCTTTTTGCAGTTTTCCAAATCAAAAACAAACTGCTGTAGCTTATTTGCCAAGTCAATCCCAAACCAATTTATTTTTAAAGATGGGTTAATTAATTTTCTGTACTGTAAGAAATCATTCCTTGCTTTTATTACTTTAAAGTTATAAATTGCTTGGAGTTGTTCTGCTGTGTATTTCATATTAAAGCTGAAAGAGGCACTCCAAGTTCTAATGCTTTTTTCTTCGCCTCGTCCTCTGATAGTTCAATACTTGTATTGCTATGCATATTATTTTGAGTATTTACATTTATATTTTGGTTTGAGTGTCTTTGTGATACTCCGAGTGTTATTGAAGCCTTATCTACTGCATCCACTAAATGTTTAAGATCTTGAGGCACATCTATTTCATCCAACATCTTTCCCGCCTTTGCAATTGCTTTTTCTTGCACGCCGTATACTAGATTTTTTCTTCTAAGTTGGTTATTCACTTCTTTATCGAAACATTCACTTTGGTATTCACTTTCCTCTGCAAGTTCCGACTTTATGGCCACTACAGTATTCACTTTATCTTTGTATTTTGGCTCTATCCCCTTGCAAATTTTATTTATTGTTGCAGGACTATAGTTATAATCTTTTGCTAATTGGTTTTGGCTTTTGCCTATATGATAATCTGCTAAAATCTTATCTTTTAAATCATCAGTTAATTTAGTATATGCCATATTATTTCCTATTTCTTCTTAATATCTCTATTTGCTCTTTTGTAAGTTTAAACCATTTTTACAATATCTGCTTGAGACATTCCGGCTTTATAATGTTTCTCTATATCATTCCAATCATACTTTGATGGGCGTGCCATTTCTAATACTCTCCTATAAAATCAAATATTGTTAACTGTTTGCCGGTTGATTGACTATCTATATAAAATTTTTTAAGAGTTTTATGCTGCATACTATACAATTGATTCAATTCACTTTCTATTGTATTTAAGCACAAAGAATCAAGCTTTACCCTGAGGGCGTTTCTTTTATACTTTGTATCTGTTAATTTTAGAATAGCATCTAATGTTATTTCTATTTCATCATTAAATATTTCCGAAATATCATAATAGATGCTTATTAAGTCCATGCACTATTATAACCAATTTTTTATAAAAAAGCATAATTTTTTATTCTACATCCACTAATAATATATCTAAGAAGCAACTTACTGCTACAGGACTATCTGCTTCTGCTTCTATAAACAGATCTGTTCCGGGAGGTATTTTTATGGGAACTGTAAATTTTCTTTCAATGAAACTAGTGCCGACAGCATTCAGAGTAGCTTCTCCTGATGTTGTAAAAACTGAACCTGGCATTCTTATTTTTATTCTTGCACTTATAAATGCAGATTGTTTATTAGCTAAAGAAACGGCTTGAGTTAAAATATATCCGTTTTTACCTGCGGGTATTGTATAAGCGCCAATCGTTGTGGCATTATATCCAGCGGGTAATACTGCGAAGATGTTAGCTGTGGTTATACTTTGCGCTATTGTTATATCGCCTTGGTTTTGCCCGGTCGTTCCGGCTGTTAATCCTCTTGAAATATCTAATCTTAAATAGCTTAAGGTAGAAGTGACTGGAGTTAAGCCATCTAACTCAATGTCTTCTGTTTGCTCCAATAGATTTTCATCTAAACCATATAATCTTAATGTTCTTAAGCCTGTTCCGCCTGCGGTGTCTAATTCGCTGTCGGATACTATGGTTACAGATTCGGCTTCTGTAGCATTAAATCCAGAGTAAGCGCCACCACCATTCCAGATAGTTTCAAAGCTGGTACCGACATCTGTATTTTTACCAAATTTATGGACAATCTTGCTTCCTGGTATTTTTCCTTCAGCGATTCTTAGAAAATATTCGCTTGTGTTTATAGATCCATTTTCTGAGCCGATAGGGTTCTTGTAAGCATCAAAAATAGAAACTTTATTGGTTGATGTAAAATCCATCTTATACCCTTGTTATAGCTAGAACAACAGGCTCTTCGACAGATGCGGACAAACACTTAACGTAAATATTATAATCAAAAATTGAAGTTTCAAATGGCAAACGCGCTGTTATTTCTTCAAATTCATTTGTACTAGACCACTGAATACTCACAGGTCTAGTATCTACTCTATCTAAAAACATTTTAATGTATCCATCTATATCTGGATCTAGCTCTATTAGATTCACATCTGCATTTGTGATTGTAAAATTGACTCTTGATTCTGCCATTTTTATAAGCCTTTATGGTTTATGATTTCAATATTATAGCATTTTGCAACTACTTCTTAAAACCGTCGCCCGTTCTTATTCCAAAGAGCTTAAACACTCTTATCATGTACTTTCCGCACTTCTCGCAGGTCTCTTGTTTGTGCGCGTCTTTCATATCTTTTTCAACTATTCGCTCTTTGTTACAATTAAGACATTTATATGGATAAAACATCTCTAATCCTTTGCATCTCTGCTTTACTCAAACATTTAGCTTTAGACTTTAGCATTAACTCGTTTAGCTCTAGTATCATCCATAATCCTTTTTTTTAGACTAAATGCAACCGCGCAGAGAAGAGATTGGATGAAAAAACTCTCGCGGCTGTATTTAATCTAACTGTAACATTATACCATCTTTTGCATAAAATCTTCCATATTCTCATCCCATTTCTCTAACTTTACGAACCATTTCCCGCTGCCATTACAAAACGGCTCTCTCTTGCATATCCATTGCGTGCCATCAGCATCGGTTGCTAACCAAGTGCCGTTATTTAATTTCTCTAGATATAGCAACCTTTTGTTTTTTTTATATCTCTTCGCTTCTGCTCGTCTTCTTATTGTATATATCCGCACACTAGAAGATATAAAAAACAAGATTGTAGATATAGTAGCCACCCAGTGCTGTGCTAAGTGTTGAAAGAGCGGAAATATAAAGTAAACTATCATCCACCCAACCACGACGCCTACCCACTGATTATGCACTACTTCTATGAAGCT